GGTACTTTCGGGCCCCAAAATTTTTCTAGGCACAAAATTACAAAAGTTCTTACATTCCTTACAAATCACTTTTTCAAAATATATAAAAGCTAGTTATGGCGGCAGATTATACCACAGGTGAACAAGTTTGCTATTGTAAGCAAAATAGAAGTTCTTACATTTTTTATGCCTTTAATTAGTCGGATGGAAGCGGCTTCTCAGTTAGGCGTAACAGTTCAAGCCGTTTATGGAGCAATAAAAGAGAAGCGTCTAACTGCAATGGAAGATGCCAACGGTAAAATTGTCATCAATTCCGACACTATGAGGGACGAATGGAATAGCAAGTCAGCGTTTCGGAGGATGCGTAGTACTCCACCTACAAATCAAAATGTCAAAAAAACAAAGAAACGAAATAGCAAGACAGATGAATCAATTCCTGATTATGAAGAAAGCAAAGCAAGGACAGAGCATTTAAAAGCAGAGTTGCTTGAGCTTGAGAGGAAAGAAAAGGAGAAAGATTTGGTTGCTATGGAAGAGGTACAAGCCAGTTGGGAAAATATAATTACGACTGCTAGGACAAAATTGCTTGGTGTTCCATCAAAAGCAAAGCAACGTATTCCTGATCTAGACACCAATGCAATGAGTCATTTGGACGACATTGTTCGAGAAGCTTTAGAAGAGTTAGCTTCTCCTCAAGCAGCATGACAAGTATTACTGAGTTAGAAAAAAAAGCATATGCAGCATTCAAGCCACCTAAAAAATTAAGTCTTAGTGAGTGGGCCGATGAGTTTGCGTATTTAAGTGCCGAGTCAAGTGCTGAAGGAGGTCGTTGGCATACATTGCCTTATCAGAAAGGAATGATGGATGCAGTCACAGATCCAAATATTGAACAGATAACTGTAATGAAGTCAGCAAGGGTTGGATATTCAAAGATTTTGAATCACATTATTGCTTATCACATACACCAAGACCCCTGTCCCATAATGGTTGTTCAGCCAACAATTGAGGATGCCGCCGGGTACTCAAAAGAAGAGATAGCTCCGATGTGTAGAGATACAAAATGTTTGAAAGGTTTAATTAGTGATGCGAAAGCAAAGGATAGTACGAACACTATTTTGCAAAAACAGTTTCCTGGTGGGACATTATCTTTGGTCGGAGCAAATAGTGCCAGAGGCTTCAGGAGGGTAAGTAGAAGAATAGTTTTGTTTGATGAAACAGATGGTTACCCATTAGGTGGAGCTGGGACTGAAGGAGATCAAATTAAATTGGGTATAGCTCGAACGCAGTATTATTGGAATCGAAAAATAGTTGCTGGTAGTACGCCAACTATTAAAGATTTTTCACGGATAGAAAGATTATTTAATCAATCTGACCAAAGGCGTTACTACATCCCCTGTCCCGACTGTGGTCATATGCAGTATTTGCGTTGGCCTAACATGCGTTGGCAAGATGATGATCCATCAACTGCTTCTTATGCATGTGAAGAATGTGGGGTTTTAATTCCACATAGTAAGAAGAGATGGATGGTGGAACGTGGTGAGTGGAGAAAAACTCAACCAGGAAATGGTCGTCATGCTGGTTTTCATATATGGGCTGGTTATTCGTATTCACCAAATGCTCAATGGTCGAACTTGGTAGAAGAATTTTTATTGAGTAAAAATGATCCAGAACAGTTAAAGACTTGGATCAATGTGACGTTGGGAGAATGTTGGGAAGATGAATATGCAAGTAAAATCGGTGCTGATGCATTGATGGAAAGAGCAGGGAAGGAAAAATACGAGAAAGGAACACCTCCAAGAGAAGTTCTTATGTTGAGTCTCGGATGCGACGTGCAAGACGACAGGCTCTCTATGAGCGTTTGGGGTCTAGGTCGTAATGAAGAAATGTATTTAGTAGATAGAAAAGTTATTTATGGAACTCCTTCTCGTCCTGACTTATGGAAGCAAATGGATGAAGTTTTAAGGAGTGAATATATTGATGAAGATGGAAACAAAATGAAGATTGAAAGTGCTGCGATAGATACTGGAGGCCACTACACGCATGAAACTTACCAGTACGTCCGAGAAAGAGCGCATTTAGGTTTGATTGGTATTAAGGGTGTAGGTCAGAAAGGTAAACCACCGCTAGGAAAACCAACAAAAGTAGATATAAATTTTTCGGGAAAGTCATTACGGAAAGGAGTAAAGCTATTTGCGGTAGGAGTCGATGTTATAAAAACTACGCTGCATAATAGATTGAAAGATGCTGAACTTGGAGAAGGATATTTACATTTTTACCCGACAATCACCCCCGATTACTTTGAAGAACTTACAGCGGAAAGACAAGTGTTGAAATATAAGCATGGGTTTCAAGAAAGGGTATGGATGAAGAAAAATAACGCAAGAAATGAGGCTTTGGATGAAATGGTGTATGCCTACGCTGCTTATTGCAGGTTTTTACAAAGATATGATCGTAGAACTGTTTGGGATCAATTAGAGAAAAGAAAAGAACCCGTAAAGCCTAAGCAGGAGTCTCCGCTAATATCAGGGAGACAAAAAGCGGCTAAAAAGCGTAGTTTTGTCGCTAATTGGTAATTAAACATGACTATTCCTTCTAAAGTTCGTGCTGGAGACATACTTCAGTGGCGAGATTCGGAGACAGAAGACGTATTTGGTAATGCAATTACCAGTACAGATTGGAGTGTTACTTATTATTTGAGGACTAATGCTGCTTCAGAAGCGGCGATTGTTACCAGTACAGCTTATTTGTCGGGCTGGCAATTTACGGTTGCATCGTCTGTAACAACTAATTTTGATGCTGGAAATTGGTTTTTTCAAGCAGTTGCAGCTAAGTCTGGACAAGAAAAGCAAACAATATTAAGTGGTCAGTTTGAAGTTTTACCTTCTCTTGTTTATAGCGGTAGTGCTTCTGCTTTTGATGGTAGAAGTCAGATTAGAAAAGATTTAGATCAAGTTCAAACAGCAATTCGTGCAGTTGCGTCAGGTGGAGGCGTAAAAGAATATAAAATTGGTACAAGACAAGCAAAAAAATATGAATTAGCAGAATTATTCCAATTAGAAGCCAAACTAAAGGCTGAACTGGCTAGAGAGGAAACTTCTGAAAAGATTGCCAATGGTCTTGGCAACCCTCGCACAATGTTTGTTCGTTTTAACTGAGAAAACCAATGGGAATTGTAAATGCTTGGAAAGGATTCTGGACTTCAGGAGATGGGTTTTCTCAATCTGCTGTTTCAGACATCGTTAAACCAAAGCGACAAATTAGAGCGTATCAAGGTGCGGTCTCGGATCGTCTAACTGCTAATTGGATGAGTAGTCAGCTAAGTGCTGACGCAGAGATTCGAGGAAGTCTGAGGAAGTTGAGAGATAGAAGTAGGGAGATGGTTAGGAATAATCCTTATGCCAAACAAGCCAAAAGGACGACACAAATAAATGTTGTTGGAACTGGTATGAAGTTCCAGTCTTTAGTAACGCAAGTAAGAGGAAACAAACGAGATATAAGAGTTAATAAAGCGATCGAAGAAGCATGGGCTAATTGGTGTAGGCCAGAAAATTGTGATACAGCAGGTCGTCACAGTTTCCACCAATTTGAATGGCTAGCAACTGGTGCATTACCTGAATCTGGAGAGGCAATATTTAGAATTATTCGTAAGCCGTTTGGAGATGCTGGTGTTCCTTTAGCTCTTCAATTAATTGAGAGTGATTTATTAGATGAGGAATATAACGGGAAGGTAACTTCAAAAAATAATGAGTGGAGAAATGGTGTAGAGGTTGATGAATGGGGAAGACCAAGTAGATATGCGATTTTAACTAGACATCCAGGTGATGCTTATTACTTGAATGGTACTCATGCAGGAAAAGATCATATTTTCTTGCCAGCTAAAGATGTAATCCATTTGTTTATGCCTGAAAGGCCAGGGCAAAATCGTGGAGTCCCTTGGTTTCACAGTGTTATGGCTGATGCCCACCAATTGCAGGGCTATGAGGAAGCCGCAGTAATTAGAGCCAGGGCCGCCGCAAGCATCATGGGGTTTGTGCAAAATAATGAGGGGGAATTAGTAGGCGATGATGTAGAGATTGGACAGCGAGTTCAAGATTTTCAGCCAGGTCAATGGAATTATCTAATGCCTGGTGAGTCGGTTCATGTTCCAGATATTGATTATCCGAGTCAGCAATATGAAATGTTCGTCAAGAATAAAATTCGTAGATTTGCTACTGGATTTGGATGTTCTTTTGAAACGATCAGTAAAGACTTTAGTGAAACTAATTATTCAAGTTCAAGGTTGTCGTTGCTGGAAGATAGAGAACATTGGAGATTCGTTCAAAAGTATTTGATTGATAATTTCCATTATCGAGTTTTTAAAGAGTGGCTTTCATTAGCCGTATTGAGTGGTCAGCTTGAATTTGCTGATTATTCTTCAAGGCCAATGAGATATTGCAAGCCAAGATGGACACCACCAGCACAACATTATGTAGATCCTTTGAAGGAGGTTCGTGCTTATAGAGAAGCAGAACAAGCTGGTTATATGACTAAGTCACAAGTAATAGCAGCAACAACTGGAGGAGATTATGACGATATTGCTGCTGAACTTGCTAGAGAACAAGAGGTTGCAAACAATTTAGATATAACATTAGATAAGGACTTAAAATTGGAACCAGTTCAACAACAACTTGAACTTGATGTCGGTCAAGTTGAAGAGAAACCAAAACCATCACGCAAAAGGAGGCGTTCTAAATGACAGAAAAACTAAGGGCTGAAGCAGGTGACCTAAAGGTAGGTGATTTTGTTTCTTGGAACGCTTCTGGTAATCGAGCAGAAGGGAAAATCACTAAGGTAATAAAAGATGGACGTTTAAATGTTCCTGGCAGTAGTTTTGAACTTGTCGGAACAAAAGATAACCCTGCTGCACTAATTAAGATTTATAGGGATAATAAAGAAACTGATGACATCTTTGCTGGTCATCGTTTTAGTGCATTAACTAAAATCAAGCCCATCCGCTCTTCTGAAAACATGGAAAAAGAAACACCTATAGAAAGAAGAGATCCTTCTGAAAAGTTCCAAAGAACAGAATTAACTGAATTTAGAAATATCGGTAAAGGCCGAACTTTTGAATTTCCTTTCAGTTCCGAATACCCAGTCGAAAGGTATTTTGGTAAAGAAGTGTTAAAACATGATGACAATTCAGTTGATTTCACTCGGCTTAATTCTGGTGCTGCTCCATTACTTTGGAACCATGATCCAGACAGACATATAGGGATAGTTGAATCTGCAAGAGTTGATCCAAGTACTAAACGTGCATATGCAAAAGTGCGTTTTTCACGTAATAAATTCGCTAGTGAAGTCTTAGAAGACGTTAAAGATGGAATTTTGCGTGGAATATCGTTTGGTTATCAAATAAAGAATATTGAAGAAAGAGATGGAGAGTTCGTGGCAGATGACTGGTTAGTCCACGAGATCAGCGTAACCCCAATCCCAGCAGACCCCACGGTTGGCATAGGACGTTCACTAATCTCACCTTCAGAGGAGGTGACTGAAACCTCACAACCTAATACTATTAGTATTGATAACAATTCTCCTGAAGAGGAGATACGTTCTGCGGCACAAACCGCATCACCCTCGGTTCCATCTATGGAAGAAAAATCACAAGAAACTGTGGTGGATACGGCTCCTGCCGTGGAAGCTCCAGAAGTTGCTGTCGAAACAGCAGAGAGATCTGTTGAAGTAGATACAGCGGCTGAAGTAAAACGTGCTGTTGAAGAAGAGCAAGTTCGTACTTCCACAATTTATGCCGTTTGTCGCCAACATGGCGCAGACGACCTCACCGAAAAATTCATTAAAGACAATAAGTCTGTTAGTGAAGTTAACGGTGAAATCCTAGACCTAATTTCAAAAAGGTCTGAAGCAAGCAACACTCCCATCAGGCAAACTGACATGAACCCAAGTTCCAACGAAGTTGGTTTAGAGGCAAAAGAAGTACAACGCTTTTCTTTCCTTAGAGCTATCACAGCATTAGCTAATCCAACAGACAGA